AATATAGAAAGTAACAATGGTATTTACATTGTAAATGATACTGCTGATGATATATATATAGAGCAAAAACGTAATGACGGTGAAATTGATTTTCAATGCGACAATGGTAGTGGTAGTACGCAAAGTTATTTAAAATTAAACGGAAGTGATGTTTCTGTAAACATATTAACACAAAAAGTAATGATGTCAAACCTACCAACATCAGACCCAAGCGTTGCAGGACAACTATGGAATAGTAGTGGAACATTAAAAGTTTCTGCAGGATAAAAGATTAAAATAAAAACAAACAAACAAAATGGCAAGAATTAGCACATACACATCAGATGCTTCTATAACTGGAGTAGAAAAACTACTCGGTACAGACGCTGGAACAACAAAATTGTTCGCGTTATCTGATTTACAAACATTTTTTACACAAACAGTAACATTGTCAAGTACACTTGGCTCTGACCTACTACCTTCATCTGACGGACAATTTGATTTAGGATCTTCTTCTGCTGAGTGGCAAGATTTATTTATTGATGGTACTGCAAACATCGACTCATTAGTAGCAGATACTGCAGATATTAACGGTGGTACTGTAGATGGAGCAATAATTGGTGGTAGTTCTGCTGCTGCAGGTACATTTACCACAATGAATGCTACAACTGTACAAGTTGGAGGCTCTGCAATATCATTAAATGATTTATCAAACGTATTAATAGAAAACAACTCTATATTTGTTGGTCATAATCCAACTGCTACTACCAGTACAGCTGAAAAATGTACAGCTCTTGGTGTAACTGCTTTAGATTCTATTACAACTGGAGATAATATTACAGCTATAGGTTATGAAGCTGGTACCGCAGTAACATCAGGAAATAATTTAACCCTTGTAGGAACCGATGCTGGTGTAGCTCTTCAAGATGGTTATAGTTGTGTATTTATAGGAGGTGAAGCTGGTAAATCAGCTGTTTCGTCTTCAAATAATATAGCTATTGGTTCTGCAGCATTTGCTTTTAACGTACACGGTAGCCAAAACACTGTTATTGGAGAGTCAGCTATGGGAGTAGGTGTTGGACCTGGTTCCGGAACAGCTACATATAATACAGCTATTGGTATGAGGGCTGGTAGAGATATGACAACAGGTGTTAGAAACACAATGATTGGACATCAAGCAGCTAGAAATATTGAATCAGCTAATGATACTGTAGCAATAGGATATGACGCGGGTGATGATCTAACAACTGGATCATCTAATGTTTTAATAGGTGCTTATACTGGAGACGCGTTAAATACTGGTGATTCAAACGTGGCGGTAGGTCATAATGCGCTTTCAACTGAAGACACAGGTGATAGAAACGTGGCGATAGGGTATGAAGCTTTAACTGCTTTAAACTACGATGGCTCAGGATATAATACAGCTGTAGGTTATGAAGCTGGTCATGATATTAGTAGTGGAAGATACAATACTATAGTTGGTGCTGAAGCTGGTGATAAAATTACAACAGGTGATAGCAATATGCTATTTGGTTATGGTGCTGGTGGTGCTATAACAGAAGGTGTAAGAAACGTAGCAATTGGTGGTGCTGCTTTATCAACTGCCACTACACAAAATTATAATGTAGCTGTTGGGCACGGTGCTTTAAGCTCTGCTGCTTCAGGTGAAAACGTAGCGGTTGGTTACAACGCGGGTGCTCAAACTAGTACTACTGGATCTAACGTATATGTAGGTTATCAAGCAGGAGCTGCTAATACAACTGGTTTAAATGTAGCTATAGGTCAAAACGCTTTACTTTCTAACACTACAGGTACTAACAACCTTGCTATTGGAACTAAAACATTAGATGCTAATGTTGATGGTGATGAAAATGTTGCTATCGGACACGCGGCGTTAACAGCATTAGACCCTTCTGGTAATGTAGACATGCATAACGTTGCTGTTGGTAATAGTTCTGGACAATCTCTTACAGTTGGTGTACAAAATACAATTTTAGGTAACCATGCTCTATTTACAGATTCACTAGGTAGTTTATCAACAGCTATAGGATATAAAGCTTTATATGCTCAAGTACCAAGTGGAGCAACAGATATGGGTAATACTGCTGTTGGAGCAAACGCTGCTGTTGCACTTACTACTGGTCTTAGAAGTGTTTTTATTGGTGAAAACGCAGGAGACACGTGTACTACAGGTGATAATCACACCATAGTTGGTAGAAGAGCTAGAACTGCTTCAGCTACAGACACAGGTTGTATAGTTATAGGTGCTGGAGCTACTGGTATTGGTTCTAATACAACCGTTATTGGTAATAGTTCAACTGTAAACGCTCAAGTATTAGGTCTTAGAACTCCTGTAACATCAATAAGTATGAGTAGAGCTTTAACAGCTAATGACTCAGGTGAAACATTTGTATTTGCCGCTGCGTCTGGTGCTACAATTACTTTACCAGACTCTGGTGGTGGTGATTTAACTGGTGTTTATTTTAATTTCTTTGTAAAAACACAAGTTACATCTAACTCACAAAAAGTAGTATGCGCTGACACAAGTAATGAAAAATTAATAGGATCATTACACTCAGTAGATACTGATGCTGATGCTAGTGCTAGTATATGGAACGCGCAAACTAGTGATAACTTTAGCGCAGTAAGTCTTACAGGTGTAGCAACTGGTAAAATTGGTAGTTACTTTACTATTACTAATATGGCTGCTGATATTTGGCATATTAAAGGTGAGGTGCATCAATCAGGTGGTTCTGAAGCTACGCCATTTGCAACATCATAAACATGGCATTTAAAATGAAAGACATATCTGAGCTTTTTAATTTTAATAAAGAGCATTCAATACAGGGATCAACTGTAGTTGAAAAGAAAATGCCTAAAAATGTATGGGCTCAGATAGATATAAATGGTAAAATAGATTTAAATAAAAATCTAAATAAAAAACAAAAGAAAGAAGCTGTTCATCACGAAAGACAACATTTAAAGCAAATAAGAACTGGAGTGTTGCATTTTGATATGAATAACTACTACTATAAGCCTAAACCAAATAAATATTTTGTAATACCTAATAGTAAGATAGATCCAAGAAGTAGAAAACTACCTTGGGAAGCTTCAATTAAAAAATATAAAAAATGAAAGTAAAAGCACCAAAAGGATACCACTGGATGAAGTCTGGTAAAGGTAGCCCAAAGTTAATGAAAAATCCTGCAGGTGGTTATAAGCCACATAAAGGAGCGAGTTTATCTTTTAATTTTGCAATACAAAAAGTACATGCCAAAAAGTAACGAACCAAGACGTACGACTAAAGGTAAAGGTCGTAACTTCCGCACAGTTAAAGAAGGTGCAGGTATGACTAAAAAAGGTGTTGCTGCTTATAGAAGAAAAAACCCAGGTAGTAAGCTAAAAACAGCTGTTACTGGTAAAGTAAAACCTGGTAGCAAAGATGCTAAAAGAAGAAAATCATTTTGCGCTAGATCTAAAAACTGGAAAAGCCCCAGAGGTTTAGCTGCTAGACGCAGATGGAAATGTTAAAATTATGAAATCAAGAGGATTAGGAGACAGTGTACATAAATTCACAAAAGCAACAGGTATCAAAAAAATGGTAGATGTTGTTAGTAAAGGTTTAAATATACCTTGTGGTTGCGAAGGCAGACGTGAAGCTATGAATATGATGTTCCCATACAGAAAAAAATAACTATTAAAAACTAAATTATGCCATTTAATAAAGACGGTAAAAGAAAACCGATGATGTACGGTAAAAAAAAGCCTATGATGTACGGTAAAAAAAAGCCTATGATGTACGGAAAAAAACCAATGTTAACTGATTTGAGCGGTGACGGTAAAGTTACTAAAAAAGACGTTATGATAGGAAGAGATGTTCCTGGTTTTGAAAAAGGTATGGATAAAAAAGCTATGATGTACGGTAAAAAGCCAAAAGCATATAAACCTATGAAACATAAAGGACCTTATATGATGAAGCCAGGTTCTAGAGAAAAAGATACTCCAGGTTCATTTAGAGAAGAAGTAGCTCCAATGTATTATGGTAAAAAACCAATGATGTTTAAAGCGAGTAAAAATCCAATGATGACTGGTAAAAAATCTAATATTGATCCTGATTTAGTAAAAGAAGCAGTAAGAGATTTTAAAGTAAGACCACCTAAAACTCAAGGTGATAGTATTCAGCTTACAAGCACTATGAGAAAAGCAGGTAAAGATCCACAATCAGTAACGGACTCTAGATTTAGATTTTATGAAAAAGCAGGACCAAAAGGTGGTTTAAAATCTATGAAAGAAAAAATTGCTGAAGCAAAAGCAAAAAGAGGTAAAAAATAATGGGAAAAATTAGTTCAGCCTGCAAAGCCGCAGCAAAAAGAAAATTTAAAGTTTGGCCTAGTGCTTATGCTTCTGGTTGGGGTGTAAGATGTACAAAGGCTGGAGGCCCAAGTAAATTTGGAGGCGGTAAAAAGAAAAAGTAATGGCTAAAGCGTATAGAGGAGTTTTAAAAGCTCGAATAAATAAACTATACGGAGGTGATGTTACTTGTAGTAAAGTTAAAAAGCTAAAGTCACGTAGAGAAGCTACTAAGCGTGATGTACAACTTGCTAACTGGTTTATTAACATGCAAAATTGTAAACATGGCGGATCCAGTAAAAGGAACAGGTAAAAAACCAAAAGGTTCTGGTAGAAGATTATATACTGACGAAAACCCAAAAGATACAGTCAAGGTTAAGTTTGCTACAGTTGCTGATGCTAGAGCTACATGCGCTAAAGTTAAAAAGATTAATAAACCATTTGCTCGTAAAATACAGATATTAACTGTAGTAGAACAAAGAGCTAAAGTTGCTGGTAAAAAACAACAAGCAGCTATAGCTAAAAGATGTAAAATGGCAATACGTAGAAAACATGGCAAAAAAAAGACCTGAGTGGAAAGATAGTAAATACGCTGATGCCAAAGGTAAATTTAAGGAGTTATCATGTGATTCCTTAGCTAGTTGGTTAATAAAAAGTAGAAAAGGTAATAAAAGAGCTATTATAGGTAGCTTAAACCAACAAATAGTTTTTAATAGAAAAAAGAGACCTAGCTATGCTAAAAAAATGGTATGTGCTAGAAATAAAGTAAGCAAAAGATTAGGAAATGCCAAAAAGTAAAATAAAAGGTGGCGGCACCAAAAAAGTTTGTTTACCATACGCTAAGTATAAAAGTATGAGTAAAGCTGAAAGGCAAAAGGTAATACGTGCTAAACGTACAGCTGCTGCTCAAGGAAAATACAAGAGATCAAGTAAGTCTAATGTAAAAGGTGCTCGTAAAAAAGGCGCTACACTTAGAGACTGGTTTCAAAAAGAACGCTGGGTTAATATTGCTACTGGCAAGCCTTGCGGAGAATAATACCGGCCCGGGTAAGGGCATAAACCAAATGTTAAATTTAAAACCAAAACCAAATGACATTTTTTTATTCGACTAAAACGTGGAATAGTCAACCACAAATTTCCAAAGAAACCGTAGAAGTTTGGAAGCATTTAGCTGACAAATCAAGCTGGAGAATAACTCAGCTACCAAATGGTTTTTACCAAACCGAGTACCAACATCCAAAGGAAGAAGATACTTGGATTGATGTAACTAGAAGAGAAACAGTTGAAGGAGCAGAAGCTGCTATCGACGGATCAGTAGATCACTACGCTAAAAAAGTAGAGTTTCTTAATGGCCCAAAAGTTATTAAAACTTTTAAATAACATTAACTAAATTAAATTAAATTAAATGCAAAATCCACAAGACATTGTGAAGACTTTAAGCTTTGGTAGTGATGCTAAGGATAAAGTTTTTACTGGGATAGATAAATTAACACAAGCTGTTAGCTCCACATTAGGAGCTAGCGGTAAGTGTGTTATCTTAGAAGACTTCATGGGAAGACCTATGATTACAAAAGACGGTGTAACCGTAGCTAACTCTGTTAATTTAAGAGATCCTGTAGAAAACATAGGAGCTACATTAATTAAAGAAGCCGCTAGAAAAACTGTAAGTGAAGCAGGTGATGGAACAACAACTGCTACTGTTTTAGCTCATAGCTTGTTAAAAGAAGCTAACAGCAAACAAACAAACGATAGCTTACGTAAAATAAAAGAAGATATTCAAGAAGCTTGTAACAAGACTATTGATTATCTTGAAAATATTAAAGTACCTGTTGAAGGTGATATGATTGATCAAGTAGCAACAATATCATCAAATAACGATAAAGAGCTTGGATCTATTATAGGTGAAGCTTTTAAAAAAGTAGGTAGAAACGGTACTGTAATGATGGATGCTGATAGTAAATCAGAGCAAACAACTGTTGAAGTTGTATCAGGTTCACAAATAAATCAAGGATATGCTAATCCTAATTTTGTAACAGATGCGGCTAAGCAAACAGTAACACTAGAAAAACCTTTAGTATTATTAGTTAGCTCACCAATATCCTCAGTAAGAAAAATACAAACTGTATTAGAATATGCTGTAACAAATAATAGGTCAATACTTATTATAGGTGAACTAGAAAAGCAACCAATGGCTGCGTTAGTAATGAACAAGATAAAAGGTAATATAAAAGCTAATGTAGTTTCACCTCCTGGCTTTAACTTTTGGAAAAAAGATTTTTTAGATGATATAGCTGCTGTAACAGGAGCAACACATATAAATGAAGAATATGGTGATGATATAGATTTAATCACACCTGATATGTTAGGTCAATGTGAAACATGTGTTTCTGATAGCAGAACAACTGTTTTAAAAATATCTGAAATACCTCAGCATGCTAAAGATAGAATAGAAGATATTGAGCAACAGTTAAAAGGTAATGATCCTAGTTTAAAAACTAAAAAGTTAGAAGAAAGATTAGCTATATTATCTGGTAACGTTGCAGTTATATCTGTAGGTGCAAACTCAGATGTAGAGTTGAAAGAAAAGAAAGATAGAGTAGATGATGCAATACATGCTACAAAAGCTGCGGTAAAAGAAGGTATAGTTCCAGGTGGTGGTATAGCTTTATTGAACGCTGCTAACAGTATTGATAATAATAGTGATGGAGCTAATATTTTTATTGAAGCTATAAAGCGACCATATAAAAAAATACTTGAAAACGCTGGATTAGAATATGCTCCACAAAAAGGCAAAGGTAAAGGTATTAATGTAGTAACTGGTAAAACAGTTGATATGATTAAAGAAGGTATTATAGATCCTTTACTGGTAACTAAAAGCGCATTAAAAAATGCAGTATCTGTTGCTTCAACAATATTATCAACTGATTGTGTAATTAGTAATATGAGAGAAGAATGAGAGCGATAGGTAATTACTTAGTTATAGAAGAAATAAAAGAAAAAGCTACTAAAACAAAAGGTGGTTTACTTCTTACGGATAAAATAAAAGAAGACATAAGATATAGGCAAGGTGTTGTAAAAAGCGTAGGAGATTTAATTCAAGGTATTAAAGCTGATGATAGAATTTATTACGACAAACACGCTGGGTTTAACATAGAAATAGATGAAGATATATTTCTTGTAATAAAACAACAGGACGTTGTTATAGTCTTGTGAGAAAATTAGAAGCTAAAGATCTTAGAAGCATAGGTTTGTTAAAGCATTATCGTATTATACGAAAATGGGCTTGTAAGACATACAATTTAAAAGATGCTGATCTAGAACTTCTAATTTACTTTGACTGTATGGAGTTGTTTACAAGAAAAGATTATATTGACGGAGTTTATACTTTTTCATGGGATAAGAATAGGTGGGAGCGTTTAAGACGTAACGACTGGATAACGGTTTGGAGACAAAGAAATAACACCACTCAAAAATATACAATATATAAAACATCGTTTAAGTGTAGTCAACTTATTAGTAGAATATACAGGATGTTATTAGGAACAGAAGATTTACCAACTAGTATTAGAAGAAATAAAATAATGGAAGGTGGATCTTACTCAGATAAAGTAATGATTAAAGCTATAAATTTAGTCAATAAAGATAAAAATAGATAATAATAAAAAAACAAATTTAAAATGGCATACGGAGATATAACAGGTAGTCCAGACGCTTATAGAGCGCCAGGAAAACCAGGTATACAAACAGTTAGAAGAGCTGTAATTCTAAAAGATAGTAGTACTATTGGTAGTGCTGCTATAAACTATTTAGATAATTTAAAAGATTTAAATCAACTTACAACAGTAGCTCATACAGAAAACAACGCGGGTTTGTATATCGGTACTGCTGGTAATGTGTGTGTAAATCTTTCTGGTCAAAAGAAAATAGTAGATAACGGTGCTACATCAGCCGGTCAACCTTCAAATAAGCTAGTTGATTCAACACAGAACTTTACTAGCACAGTGCAACCAAGAGATTTAGTAATAAATACTACTGATGGTACAGTTGCTTTTGTAGGAGCTGTAGACAATGACACTTCGCTTAGTTTAGTAGATGCTTCTAACAACGCTTCTAATATTATGGGTAATGGTGAAAAATACGAAATACACAGACCAATAGTATTTCAAAATGTAGCAGCTGGATCTTTTCTACCAATTGAGGTTAGTAGAATTTTTAATATTGCGACTACTGCTGATGATATAATGGTAATATACTAGAACATGCCTTTAATAGGAATACAATCAAGCGTAACACATAGTAATCAGATAATAAATGCTGATACTAGAATTAACGCGTTTAACCTGCGCGCAGACTTTACTGAGCTAAAAGCTGATTCAAATCTTTTCACAGCTGACGCTAACCAAATGTAACACATAAAACATGGCAAAACAAACTATCAATATAGGTACAAGTGCTAATGACGGAACTGGCTCTACGCTGAGGGAAGCATTTGACATTTGTAACGATAACTTCACGGAAATTTACGGTGGTACAAACACAGCTTTTCAATTTAAAGCTGAGGGAACTAACTTCACAGGATC